AGATCGCCAAGAAGCCGCTGACAACTTAATGAGTGTTATGGTTGATATGTTAAGCGATGAAGAACTTGCTAACTTTGGCGGGGCAGACAATACACTTAAACGTGCTCTTAAAGAATATTCTGCCGACGACGAAGAATATGATGACGATGGTGATGACAGCGATTGGTGAGTCGGGAATCATTGATGATTTTTTTACTGAGGAAGAGTTAGACCCGGTAATAAAATATCTTTCAAACTTAAAAACGTCGGAAGTTTTTAACTATGGAAATGGAATAGATGAAGGTCATCAGTTATATCCGTGGTTTTGGAAAAAATGCTTTAATAAAGTACAAACGGTATTTGGACAAGATTTAAAACTTGTTAGAGTTACTTATTTAAACGATACTAAACCCATTATATTACATTCGGACTACTATCAATTTAACAGTCAGGGCACACCAAAGTTTGCAATGTTGATTCCTATTTCAACTAACAATGACAAAACCTTTGAAAATGACACACATACAGTTGTTTTCAACGAAAAAGATACGTATACACAAGGATCCCATACAGTAACTAAGTTTTGGGATCCAATAGAATGGAATAAAAATAAACAGACAAAAGAAAATAATGCTGTACAATATAAAGAACAATATTTAAGTCATCTTAAAGATGAAGATTTAGAGTGTTTAACTGTACATACTGTAGCAAAATGGAAATATGGCAGTCTTATATATTGGGATGAAAGATTATTGCATACCAGTGACAACTTTACAAAAAACAACGTTAAATCAAAACAGGCACTAATACTACATACCTATGTTCTATAATAAAATTGTAGCCAACCTTGGCGAAATACCTAACTTCATTGACTACTATGAAAATGAACTGCTTGATGCCAAGGCAGATATTAAGATTCGTGGCAATGTAGAAAAAGCATTAAGCAACTTACCCGGCGAAACTGAACACAGATTTAATCAACTACAAGAAATAGAAGCAGTACTAGAGTTTCTTAATATACAGTTGCGTAAGATACGTCAAAGTCACTATAAAAAGTATCTAGAAGGCTACGCTAGAGCACTAACTAGCCGCGACGCCGAAAAATATGCTGAAGCCGAAGATGAAGTCATTGATATGGAAACTATCATTAACGAAGTAGCACTATTACGTAACAAATGGCTAGGTGTTATGAAAGGCATCGAATCAAAGAATTTTATGCTAGGACACGTGGTTCGACTACGCACAGCAGGAATGGAAGACATTACGGTATCATGATAGATTGGAAACAACGTGCCGACGAACTACTGTCAGACTTTGACTTGTGCATCCGTGCCAAGCCGCGCCACGATGCTATCAATATTCAGTTAGAAAAAGATACAGTTGCTAAGTTTGCATATCATTTAAACACACAAAGAAGTTGGGGCTCGGATGTAGAAATAGCAGAAGCATGCCATCAACTTGAACCCAGACTTGCAGAACTTAAAAAGAAACTAGTAATAGAAATACTACAAAATGGGCCTATTTAGAAACGCATACGCTAGCCATGAACACAGTTTAGAAATACTAAACATGATTTATGGGTACGACACATTTCTTGACAATCTAAAGGTCATTGCCGACATGGGCTGTGGAGCAGGCATGGATGTTGAATGGTGGGCAACATTGACTACACGTGATGATCCGCCTATACCACATAACTATTTGGTATATGCAATAGATCAAAACATCACACAGATTGAACCCGACGTACTAGCTAATAATCCAAATGTAAAAGCCATTGAGGGCAACTTTGAAGAACGTATTATCCCACGCCAAGTTGATTTGATTTGGAGTCACGATACTTTTCAGTATGCACGTGAACCTTTGAAGTGTTTGGCTACATGGAAAGCAACCATGAACGTCAATGGTATGTTAATCATGGCTGTGCCGCAAACAACCTATCTATACAATAATAGACTGATAATAGAAAATCATAGTCAGCAATATTATAGCTATAACATATTAAACATGATGTATATGTTAGCTGTCAGTGGATTTGACTGCCGCGATGCTTATTTTTATCGTAAAGAAAACACTCCTTGGTTATACATTGGAGTATATGCTAGCGAACACGAACCATTAACTACCAGTGCTACGTGGTATGATTTAGCGGATCGCAATTTAATCAATGATTCAGTGATTAACTCTGTGAACAAGTATGGATATGCCCGCCTAGAAGATATTATAGTAAGCTGGTTTGATAAAAATCTATATCAGATAAAAGACTAATGAAAATAGTAATAGTAACTGGCGGCTTTGACCCTATACACTCTGGACATATTGCATATCTTAATGCGGCAGCACTATTGGGTGATCAGTTATTTGTTGGCGTAAACTCAGATGCTTGGTTAGAGCGTAAAAAGGGTCGTGCATTCATGCCATTGGCTGAACGTCGTGCTATTGTTGGAAATCTAAAACCTGTTAATGCTACGTTGGAGTTTGACGATTCGGATAATAGTGCCTGTTCTTTAATAGAAATAGTTAAGCGTCAATATCCCTACGCAGAAATCATATTTGCTAATGGAGGCGACCGTACACGAGAGAATATTCCCGAAATGTCGGTAGAAGGTGTTACATTTGCATTTGGAGTCGGGGGAGAGAACAAAGCCAACAGCAGTAGTTGGATCCTTGAGGACTGGAAAGCACCCAAGACCTACCGTCCCTGGGGCTATTACCGCGTGTTATATGACATTCCTGGAACGAAAGTTAAGGAACTAGTAGTCGAGCCGGGCAAAAGTCTAAGTATGCAACGACACAAATATAGGTCAGAATACTGGAAAGTAACAGAAGGTATGGCAAAAGTAGTCAATGATACGGGTACAACTACGCTAGGCGTACATGGTAGTTATTTTGTGGCTCGCACAGAGTGGCATCAGCTAACTAACCCATTTCAGTCTCCATTAAAAATGATAGAAATACAGTACGGTCCGGACTGTGCAGAAGAAGATATAGAGCGCAGATAAATACTTTACTATGAGAATGCGCGAACTAATTAACTTACTTAAAGAAGCCCCAACTGCAACAGCTAAAACTCCAGTTAAGCCCGCAGTCAACCCTACGGTCAAAGCAAAGCCTGCTCCAGTAAAAGATCCTGGTGCTGATCGCATGAACAAACAGCTGGTCCAACAGTTATTGGCTCAAGCCGGCTACGAAAAAGTCAAAGTCAACGGTAATCGCGTACATGCAATAGTACAAATCCCAGCCGGACAAGCAAAAACAAAATATCGTCAGTTAGTACTAAACAATATTTTACAAGTTTTTCAGAAGAAGTTTCCTGACTCAAAACCACGCATAATTATTATTCCAGAAATCAGTAGTGCTGGTGTAATCGTATTTGATGGCACACCTGTGAACATATCAGTTAAAGATGAAGGCAAGCAAGCAGATAAAAGTGCTGGCGTTGGAAATGAACTAGAACTAGCTAGCATGATGCAAAGTATGATTCAAAAATATGGATCAATTAATGCTACCTTTGTTGACGGTCGTGGAAAAAGCATATCAATCCAGGGTGCTACTAAAGTAGACGCATCTGGTAGAAACCCAGGACGTCAAAGTACTGGCGGTATTAAAAAAGCCGACGTGGTATTATCAAGTGCTAAACAACGACTACCGATCAGTATTAAAGAACTTAGTGCCGCTAGCTGGGAAAGTGCTGAAGGATCATTTGGTGCCAAAGCTAGAGTTATTATTGATAACTTAGTAAAACAAGGCGCCATACGATTAGATAAACTAAAAGACGATCTTGGCCGAGATTATTATCAACTAAACAAAGAAATTGTAGTAGAGCCAACAGAAGAAGAATCAATGAAGGCAATATTTGGTACTGATATTAACCCCGAAGGTGGCATTGTAATTCAAGATTTTAAACCACATCATTTTAAACAGGAAGGCAACAATGTTACCATTGAGTGCTATACTGTTATTAAAACTAAAGCAGATATCCCAGAAAGTCATTTAATGGTTTGGCGCATTGGTAATTCCAAAACCCGTCCAGGTAAAGCAATTGGCTACAGAGGATTACGTCCACAAGCATTAACACTAGTACGTGCATTAGGTACTCGCGGAACTAAGGATGTTGTTCTGGTAGATAAAAATGGTAATGTACTACGTGGTGGATTAAATCAACCTGCATACACACCTCCACAGGCAGAACCAGTGCAATCACGTGCTAAACGTACAACTGCACAACCGGTAAGACAACGCCGTTAAAATCAGTTGACCTTTAATCCTTAGTAGTATATAATACATTATAGGGCCGGACGCCGTATTGGTTGCAGGCAGTCGACTCATAATCGACCAGCGAAAGCTCATTGTGGGTTCAAGTCCCTCCCGGCCCACCAAGTTTCGTAGTAAATAGTAATATGCCCTGGTGGTGAAATTGGTAGACACGCTGGTCTTAGAAGCCAGTACCGCAAGGTGTGTCGGTTCGAGTCCGACCTAGGGCACCATCTAAATATTTCCAAAGT